GTAAATTGAATTAACTTTTAATCAAATAGCATATCCTTATTTGCGATTATCTACAATGTACTAGAATTAATAGTTTTGAATGATACTGTTTTATTCTTTATTATTTGTTATTACTCATAATATTATATAAAAATGTACTCATGGTTGGCAATTAGTAGACAATGCCAACATAAAAAAGACTGGGAATTAACCCAGTCTTTTTGCAAACTTCTGTAACATTCTCCACAACTCTTCTCTAGTAGCAAAGTCTTTTGGTCTTGAACCATCACTTATGCCCTTTTCTATAGCCCACGTTCTAGCTTCAATAGCCCACTCTGGAGTTTCTTCCTCTTTCTTCTCTATATAATCTACATAAGGGCACTTTAACCAATGGGTCCATCCTGCTGATCCTGTACCTTTGAGGGGTGATTGTATTACTCCTTGGGTAGTCCCTCTTGCTTCTATTACTTTTGCTTCACCAATATAAACTCCTATATGCCCATCCTTCCATACGCAAATGCCAGGTACTTCAGGGATAGTTCCTATAGCTCCCTTCTCTGACGCTCTATTGTACATCATATTGGCAGATGCATCGGTAGCAACATCGTATTTAATATTGCCACCGTTCCACCAAAGGTAAGATTTTATGAGCCCTGCACAATCAGCTGTTCTTCTTCCCATCCAGTTTTGTCTTATAAACTGTTGAAAGTTTCCTACATTTGTGGGGTACTGCCTTAATCTTTGCTGTAGTAAATTTTCTGTTAGTACTTGACCGAATGTTCCCCATACATAACCCCATCTTTCAGATAGAGCTTTTTTGCAATGTTCTACTAATCCAAGATTATTCATCTGTTACCCTCTCCTTTATCTTTCAAAATTTCTACAGCTCTTTCTAATGACTTAGGTATATCCACACCTATCCTGCCAGCGTTCTCTATAATTGAAATACTCTCATTAGCTAGATAGAAAAATATAGTAGCATCTTTTAATATATTTCCATTTCCTAAACTCATATCGATCATATTGGCTACAACTACCAAAGCAAAGATAAATACTTTCTTTGCGATTCCTTTAAATCCTGTTGCACTAGAAAGTTCTCCATTTACTGTTGCTGCTACAATTCCAGAAATATAGTCTAGTACTACAAAAAAGAGTAATACTCCTAGCAAGTGGGACCATCCTCCTAATAAATAAGATGCAGCCCCACCTATGATAGCTAAACTAGTTTTAATAATACTTGAAATGTTCTCCATGTTTACACCTACTTTCTCAAAATAAAAACACCCGAAGGTGTTTATATATAACTAATTTCTTTTTTCGATTTATTTGCACTGATTATTCCCTATTTCTCTAATTAATGTTATTCTTATAATGAAAGGGAGGTGACATATTATGGCAAATGATAAAAGGCCAGCTCCTCAGTCAAAGAGTCCGGCCTCAAAAACAACGGATGCAAAACATGTAACAGGTATTCATAAATCTGCAACCCCACCATCATTTAAAGCACCCAAAATAAGCAATCCTCAGCCTATGAAAACTGTTCAAGATTCAGCAACATCTCCTTCTTTTAGCACTCCTAAGCCTACCAATCCAAAAAAGTAGTTCTAGCTTCTAAACTTTCAAGGTATTTCTCTGCTTCACTGGTGTCATAGACCTCAACTATGACACCTTTCTCAATGTTTACATATGTTTCCCACAATTTTAGGTGATCCATGAACTCTGGATGATTTTCTAAATAATAATCTATTCCTTCTGGTTGTTCTAAAACTATACTCATTTCTTCATTGGGTAAAGAATAATGCTTGCTAAACCCTTGTGCCAATATTTTTTCATCCTTTATAATTTTTATATATCTATTTACTTTTTTCTCTAGAAAAACTTGCCTCCAACAGCATTTATCATCTATATCCATTTTGCCTAGTTTGCCTCGGATTTTATTAATTGCCTTATACCATTGCTCTGTACTAAGTCCTTTTAGCACTCCTACTATTATTGCTAGGAGAAATACTGCTATAGAGAATGTTGCTAAGAAAAATAAATCATTAAACTCATTTATTAATTGCTTTAATGAGCTAAACTTATTAATGAAAACACTGGCTATTCCAACCACAAAAATAATAGGCATGCTTAGTAAAATACCATTGACCATTTCCTTAAAATCACTATTTTTTTCTGCTGCTGGGAAATCCATTCTATGACTTATCTTCTCTGCTAGAATTCCAGGTAATACAAACAATAATAAAGCAACTATATTTGTTGTATCCATGATTGAACAACTCCTTATAATGACATTATACTTTATCTAATAACAATATAAAACTAACTATTAATTTTTTCACCCCCTTAAATTTGCTGTATTGGAAATATTTTCTTAATTAATTGTACAAGCTGTGTTAAACTATAAAGAAAAAGGAGTTGTTACTAATGAAGAAATTTGTCGCTGGATTGCTCACTGGTCTGATATTAGCAACTGGTATCACCTCATTCGCTAGTTCTGAGGTGATAGCTCAGTTTGCATCTTTTAATTTTTTAGTTAATGGACAACAAAAGACTATTGAAGCTCGACCAGTTACTATCAATGGCAGTTCCTATTTACCTGTCAAGGATGTAGCTAATATGCTTGGTTATGATGTGACTTACAAAGCTGATACTCGTACTATTGAGTTTAATAATGCAAATCAAACTATATCGCTACCTACTCAACCTTCACGTATAATTGATATCACGCCTATAGCAACAAATCAAATAGAAATAACCGAAGATCCTTTTGAAAATAGAACAACATTAACAGGTATTATAGGTGAAGAAATTGAATTATACAAAAGTAAAATAAAGGTTAATTCTCTTAAAAATTTAGGCGAGTTAGAAAGAAATCCAGAATACCACATCATTGAAATAAACTTTGATTTCTTTTTGCCCGGAGAACCAACTTCTAACAATCGCCCAATAGGTAAAAATAGAATTTTGAATATTGGTATTGATAGAATGTATAAGCAAAGAACACGTTCTGTAATTTATACACCGATTACCAATTTTTCAGATATTAATTATAAATACGGCGACTGGACTAATATCATTTTGCAGTTAGCTATAAAAGATGAAGACGTCCATCAAATTAATTCCATTACCTTTAGGGATACATTTAACAGAAATTATTTGGCCACAATAGAAATATAATTAAGACACCTATTTAGGTGTCTTTTATTTCTATCTCCAATTCTTTTTCTTGGTTCAACATAGTGATATACTCTTTCACCTCATTTTCGTTGTCTACTAACTTAGCATATCTCTCTTGAAGTTTTTTTGACTGTGCTATAATTCCTTGTTTTTCTCTAATTATATGTTGGTGTAAATTTTGAAGATCTTCTACTGTAAATTTTTCTTCAATTGTTTTTGTAACGATAATTTTTTCATTTTCTCTTCTTGTTTTTTTATTTAAAACATCCATATATTTTCCTCCTAACTATGATATTGTTGTATATGCTGGACCATCAATGAATCAGCATATTCTCTTATGTCAGCAAAAGTGGCAATGAAATTGTTACTTGAAATACTTCCTATGTAGCTGAAATCTGGCAACACTACATTATATGCATTAATTTTCAAATCATCAAAAGCTTTTATGATCATGTTACGATTACTTTCTAGTGTAACATCACCCCAAGAAAATATATCAAGTAATCCACTTGGATAGTACTGAATGTATGCGCCTAAGCTATTATCAGCAAACTCAATCCTTTTACTATTATTGGTCCCCTGCTCCAAATATATATTTCTTCCTACCTTCAAGTCTCTAGTAATATCAATATCTGTATTAGCTAATATTTGACCTCCAATAATAGTGGATCCTTGAATAGTAGATCCATAGATATCTATAGCGTACAATTCACCAGTAACGATGTTATCTGCATTGAGATTATATACATCAATTATATTAGCATTTATTGATCCACTTGTTATGTTATCTGCATTCAAATTGATTACATCTATTACATTGGCATCTAGAGTACCAGTGACTATATTGCTTGCATTAAGGTTTATTATGTTTATAGTGTTTGCATCAATAGTACCAGCCACAATTTGTTCTGCCTGGAGCTCTCCTGTATATATTCCTGCTAACACCATTGTTCCATCTGCATTGGCATAAAGGGTATCTTCTATCCAATTCCCTTCTCCATCGCCTCTTTGGAATTTAAATTCATCGGCATTCATTACAGATCTTGATTTTTTATCGCTTCTTACACTTTCAAATCCTACATTGGGTCCTATTCTTATTCCATAATAAAGTTTATCTTTAATGACTGTACTTCTTTCGATTGTATTGATTGTATCTAATATTGTCTCTGTAAAGTTTTGCAGTTCCACTCTTGAAATGACTTTTCTTACAGGATTATACGAATACTTTACAACTCTTACGTCACTTTTGATATTAAGTCCTCTGTCTATGAGTCGACAATCGTCTCCTAGCTGCACTTTTTCTAGTTTTCCGTATTCAGTCAGTGTACTTAACTCAACATAATTTAATCCATAGGATATCTTAGGAAGGCCATTTACCTTTTCTCTAGCATCTACTATTTTTTCAACTCCTAGATTATTTTTCCCAAGTCTAAACTCTACTCCCGTTTTGCTCCCTCTTCGCTGCAGTAATGATATTTTATATTTTTCAAATAGAAGTTCTCCTCCTAGGTATTCAGCCAGCTGCACAAGGATTAATCTTCTACTGGCTTTTTCCTGGATAGAGAATGTTTCTATATTAGAGAATTCTACTGTTCCTATAGTAAAAGGGGTTCCCGCTAGGAGCTGGGTAAGGATCTGTGTCGGCGTTCCATCTACTGTAAAGAATTCTAGGTCATACTCAGGATCATTGAGGTCATATGAAACGTGTTCACATTCTACATCTATCATCAGTTCACCATCTTCACTTCTTCTTGGGACATAATAGGCTATGTTGAAATAGTTGTTGTCTACCTCTACGATGTTTTCATAATGAATGTATTGGCTTTTGATGTTATCTATCGGATGAGAGAACGACAAAACAAATCCCCTGTTGATTTCTTCTTCAACAAGGGACTCCATGGCTTTTTCTAAATATGCTAATCGTTTTGAAGAGCTTTTTTCTCTTATTTGTATCATTACAACCACCTATCTCTGTACTCTATGGTTAATCTAATGTTTCTGTTTCCAGATGTATCAGTATACCTGATTTGGTTTTGGCCAGGCTTGAGGTAGAATAAATCGATATCTCCTTCTATTAAATGTAGTGCGTTTTGACCATTAATGGTAGCTTGTAGGGTATCTGTATTGATAACCAACTTGTCACCTGCAGCAAAACTGCCTTGAAATTCCACCTGGACTATAGCAAATTTTCTTAAGTTAGATTGGAATTCTAAGTTTGTCGTCATGTCAGATCCTAACCGAATGATTCTTCTTAGTTTGCTGTCTACTTCCATGCTAGATTCCATAGCCGCCTCTAGTCTATGGGTAAACATGAAGGTTACTTCTGTACTGGCTTCCATATCTACTTTCATTGAGACTTCTACAGATAGCTTTAGTACTGTCAATTCTTCCTCTATAGCTCCGTTGTTAAAAAATGTACCGTTAAAAGCTGATACTAGAGCATTTTCTTTATATGAATACAACTCTGTATTTCCCATGCTTATATTAGCCTGTAGGCGAACAAAGTCCTGTTCAAAGGGTTGGTTAAATCCTACCCTGTTAAATGCTACTAACAATTTATCACCACCTAAAAAAAATAACACCTAATTTTCAAGGTGTTATCTCAGGATATGTTTTTTGTATTCTAGAAAAATAATTATCTAAATAAAACCTTATTTTTTAACTCACTGTCTTCTACCTTTGCATGAGGATTATATTCTTTAACTAACAAATTAACTATTATCTCATCCGAATGTGTAGTGTTTGGCCCTAAAGTAATTTCCATTTTTTCAAAAGCTTCATTATGAATTTCCAAATCAATATAATCAATAGGTAAGTCTACATTTTTCAATATATTATTCTGTATAGTGTTAGCTATACTATTAACATAGTTAGCATCTAATTCGTCGAACTGCTTTAATCCTGCTGGAAATACCATAATCCTATATCTATATTCTTTTTGAAACTCCCAAGCTTTTCTCTTATATATACCCACATCTCCTAAAATAAAAGTATATGTTTCCTTAGTGATCTTTTGTATAGTTGGCAAAAGCTTTTCTTTATCATTGGTATATTCAATATAATTGCATAGAATCGGTGGAGAGACGATATATTTATCATTAATAATGTGTTTTATGGGTATATTATACTGATTATTTGTTGCAAACAATGAAAGTACATGAATATTGTCCAAGTTATAATTTTCAAATGGGAAAAAAGGTAATTTAATTCTAATACCGGACGATCTTTTTGAGTACATATTCCACATTGGTATACTTTCTTCATCTCCATCCATCCAACAACTAACAAACATATATCTACCAGGCTTATCATAATCATTAGCTTTTGATTCATCAGGATCATCTGTATTTGTAAGTTTGTTAAATCTAATAGTTCTATTCTTAAGAATTAATGCTAATGTATCAATTGAAGTATAATGATATAGATATTTTGGATTTTTCAACTTAATCTCCCCCTTTTTTTAAATATATCAGAAATAAAGAAGGAGGACAAACAAATACTTTATTACCATATGTTTTATTATCTTTTGACGCATAAATTTCCTAAGACTTTTTATGGACACTTATAACTATTGATATTACTTGATTTACACTGATATATATTAATCACTACTAATGCGACATAGAAAAAGCACCCTATTTAGAGCGCTTTTTCCTTAATTCTTCGATCTCTTTTTCCTCTTCGATAAACTCTTTCATTTTCAAGTTTACCCAAGTAGAAATTTTGACTCCCTTTTTCCCAGCATACTTGCAAAATTCTTCGTATACATCCGGGTCAAGGGTGACATTCTGCCTCATCTTATTAGCCAGATAAACCACCCCCTTTAAAGGGATTATATACAATAATTTACATCTTGTCATGTTTGTATGTATTAGTGTGTATTAATGTATACTATTACACATCAATTTCCAATTACGCAGTAATAATCTGTTGTACTACTTCTCTAAGATTACCAACATTCGGCACATCTTCAATTATAATTTGTCCTGCAAGAATTAAAATAGCATAAGATTGTGCGATTCTGCTTTCAGTTGTAAATGTCATAAATAACAACTCCTTTGTAATTTTATAGAATAAATTAATTAGCGATAACACTTGAAACTACCTCGCGTAAGTTTTGAAAATTAGGTACATCAGCAATCGTTTTTAAACCATTACGAATAAGTAACACATAGTCTTGTACTAGCTTACTATTTTCATTAAACATTAAAAACCACCTCCGGTAAGCATTAACATCATTTCAAAGAGTTCTGCATTCGCTTGTGCTTGTTCCAATCTAAGCAATTCTATTTCGCTCTTTGGGTTTTGAATCTCTGCTAACTCTTTTAGCCACGCTTGATGGTCATATTGATTTAAAGCATTTTCTAATACTTCTTGATTAACTTGTGCTGATAGTTCCTCTCTTTCTTCGTCATAGCTATATTTTTCCGAATCTTTTACTGGGTCAATTCCTGCATTTTTTAATATATACCAATAATTATAATCTTTAGGACATTGAATTTTCGCCATTTTTACACCCCCTAAAACATCATGCATTCAACTGTTAATATTCTGCTTCCACCTGTGTTATTCATGACGACTAGCTTGTCGTCAATACTGTCGTAAGTCACATCTATTCCGCTAAGCGCTTTTACCGCAAATATAGAATATGAGTTTGCTGAGTTATTTGTTGTCCCGATGTGATAAAGTGCATATGAGTGACCTGTGGCGCCGGGTTGAACTCTAACGTTTAGCAACATCGCTTGATAGCTAGAAGAAAAGTAACCCGGTCTTAATTCGTTTATCGGCACAATAACATTACTTCCGACCTCAAATTCAGAACTGTCGTTAAACACAATAGGCGTAGGTCTGAAGAAATTATCGTTTTTAGTCAAATTCCTTTGAGTGTTTTTAGGTATTTTAAGTTTAGAATTACTGTCAAACATCGCAATTCGATTTGCAGTTGGTATTTCTGTAGATTCATGTATCGCAGTTTGTGCCAAATGCGCCACTTGATTTTGCCTCAAGCTATTATAATCATAAGCTGTAAAGAGCCTTCTAACCTTTGTTCCAGCGTTCCAACTTTTTGCTGGTCCTTCAAATCCTCTAGTGACATCTATTAGGTTGTTACCATCCTTGCCTAAATACAGTATTGTCTCTGCATCTTCTCCTATGGATATAGTGCAAATGTTTGGAGCATCAGGAAGAATTGAAGCGTTATCCATTGGTATGGTTGTTTGGGATGCATTTATATTTTCTGCAAGTTCTGCAGCAGGACTATTTACTTGTCCTGGGTACATTGTTATTTGTGGCATAATCTCCCTCCTATCCTAATCTTATTTTCATATCCCCAGGTAAAAACCTGGCTGGATCATCGGCTAGTATTGTCCGTGGATTCGTTAATTGACCTCTAATAAGTACATTTCCTCCGCTGGATGCATCCATGATGGCCACATAATTTACTAGTCCCCAGTCATTGTTTGCAGGTCCAAAGGCAATTTCCTCTGTATTTTCAATAATGGATTTACCACCATTTACTACCGGAGTGGTAAAGGTTATACCTGTTGCTCTACTATAACCTCCTCCTGATATCTCCACCCCTCCATTTAAAGGATCACCATTGAAAAGAGCAACACGTGGAGTAGGAGAAGTATATTGTGTTCCTCTAAAAACGTGATTTAAAAGAGCCGCCTCTAAATAAGGCGACATAGCATCTACTGTTGGCATTTTCATTCCTCCTATTCTATTTCAAACTCAATCGATAAGGCTATATTTGTTAAGGTGTTTGTACCTTGATTTTCTAATGTCAAGATTGGCGGTGTCTCTACAGTACCTGCTGTGTTTATGACAACGTTGTGTGGTTTTAATACAATTGCATTTTCTACTGTTTTCAAATCTATCGAATAAGCAAAGGGCTTACAATCAAAAATAGCTTGGGTTCTCCCAAGTCTATAAAAGTTTTCTAAATCAACTGTGCTATGCAATTTGGCCAGATAAAATTTATTTAGTTCATCATCAAATATTAGCTGTTGGTAGTGTTTAGATGAAAGCCAAGCAGCTATCTCTCTTCCTCTTAATCTTAATTCATTGTAATCCTTTCCTATATACGCAATTTCCATTGTAATTGACCTATCTTCATAGGTATTATCCCCAAAGTCATAGGTTCCGTGCCTTCCAGGTACCACAATTTTATTCTGTCTTTTCATAGGAAGGATTGGTCGATTTACCGATCTTGATATAATTTTGAAACTTGTACTGTGTACATTTCTGAATTTAAATGCTCCTGGTATCATTTCGTAACAACCCCCAATCCTCTAGTAGTTATCTTATTATCCTTTAGCTGCACCTTGCTAACCTTCTTAGATACTACTTCTCCATCTAAAGTAGTGTACATATTTAATGTCAACTCTGTAGTTCCACTATCTCCATTATCTTCAGTAATAGAATTATTGCTTTTATTATTTGTACTGGTACTTACAGAACCATCAGCAGTTAACTTGCTATTTAATCCTGCCATAGCTGCATCTACTTGTCTTGCACTATCTGCTATTCCTTCAGCCATTCCAGCACCAATCATTTTCCCAACTTGGTCCCTCATAACAGTCGATGGAGATCTTATCCCTAAAAACTTTTTGGCACCATCTAAGGCCCCTTTGGCGGCATCTACTACACTATTGGCTAGGTTTTTGGCAGCATTACTAACTCCACTGGTGATGCCCGTAATCATATCTATTCCTAACTGTCCCCATTTTATTTTTCTAAATTCGCTTACAAGAGAAGTAAATAGCCTAGGAGCAAAGGTTAGAATATTCGCTATGCCGCTTAATAATGCTTTTAAGATCGATCCTGTTATTTCTATAGTTGATTTAGTAATTAAAGGTATATTCTCAATTAGTGCTCTTGCAACTGCCATTACAATTTGTAATGCTGCATCTATGATTAATGGTAGATTTTTTACTATTACCTCTGCTATTGTTTCAACGATTTGGGGAACTCTTGCTATTAGTTCAGGTAATGCTGCAATTAAACCTTCTGCTAAGGCAATAATAGCTTCTATTGCTGCAGGTAGTAATTCCGGTAACATTTCTAGAATACCATCAATTAAAGCTAATAATACTTTTGTTCCAACCTCTAGAATCAGGGGGAGGTTTTGAAGTATAAATCCTATTATGGCAGTAATTAGATATACCACCATACTCATAAGTGGATCTATGTTAGACATAATCCCATCTATTAACCCTTGTAGTAATTGTATAGACCCATCCAACAAGGGTGGTACAAGAGTAGGTAATAAATCTACTAGTACATTTATTATACTCGTCAACATTGAAGCAACCATATCTATAGCTTCTGGGAGATATTCGCTTATCTTACTTATTCCCTCAACTAAAAATCCAGCAATTCTTTCGCCGATTGCTTCTATGTCTCCTTCCTGAAATCCATCATTCAGTATTGCTGTAACATCTCTAACTAATCCTGTTACGTCTCCCACAACGGCTTGAGCTATACCAGCAAATTGTTCTCCTACGACAATTTGTAATCCTTCATAGGCAGACCTTAGACTTCTTATTGATCCAGCCAACCCGCCCTCCATTGTGTCGGCCATCTGCTGCGCTGCTCCCTCTGCTTCCAGGATATATCCGCTTAATTCGTCAAATCTTTCTCCAGAGTTGGCAAGTAAGGCATTAACACTTTTTAAATCTACTTTGTTGAAGATATCGTTTAGTACATTTGTCTTTTCAATGTCGCTCATTCCAGCAAGAGATGCATCTAAATCTTTAAATACTTCATTTAAAGGTCTAAGATTTCCCTCTGCATCTCCTACTTCAACCCCTAGATTCTTTAATGCTCCGGCTGCTTTATTTGTAGGGGCTGTCAATGATAATATGACATTCCTTAGGGCAGTACCCCCCTCAGCTCCTTTTATTCCATTATCAGCTAAAATTCCTAGATGAGTGTTTAACTCTGCTGTGCCTCCAGCTAATATTTTGGCGGTACCTCCTACGGTAAGTATCCCTTCTCCTAGTTGGGCTATACTGGTATTAGATTTCTGGGAAGTCTTTGCCAACTCATCTACAAAGCTATCTAGCTTTTCACTTTCAAGTCCAAGGGCTGACATGCTATCTGTTACTAAGTCTGATGCATAAGCAAGATCTAACCCTCCTGCAGCCGCTAGGTTTAAAACTGTTGGTAGCGCTTCTATGGATTTTTCTACATCATAACCGGCAAGGGCTAAATAATTTAGGGCTCCAGCTGCTTCTGTGGCTGAAAACTTTGTTGTTGCCCCTGCCTCTTTTGCTGCATCTGATAGCTTATTAAAGGCCTCTTCTCCTTCTTCTCCTGTCAGTCCCATAGTAGCTTGGACTTGTTTCATGCTATCTTCATATTCAGCGAATACACCTACAGAGTTACTTACCCATTTGGTGGCTGCCGCTGTAGCTGCTACAAGGGCTGCTCCCATGACTGCAACAGATTTTATGGTTACTTCTCCTACTGCCGCTAGTCCTGTGCCAAGCTTGCTTAATGATCCTTCAAATATACTTGCCTTTTTAGACCCTTCCTCTAGGGTTTTATTGTTGTTTGAAAGTTCTCTCTCCATGTTGTTAAGATCAGCAGTCGCTTTATTAACTGCCTGTTGCCAGCCTTGAGTAACTCTATCATTTTCTCCATACTTTTCGGCAGCGGCAGTTAAACCTTTTTGCAGCTCATTTATTTTGTTTTTTTGTGCATCAATTTGCTTATTGAGCACTTCATTTTTAGCGGTTAAAGCCTGTGTGCTTTTATCACCTTTATCAAAGGCTGAAGCTACAGCAAGCATTTCGGTTCCTAGAGTTTTTACATTTGTATTTATCTGCTGTATTGCTTGCCTAAATTCCTTTTCCCCTTCTATACCTATTTTGGGACCAATATCATATGACATTTTCTCACCTGCCTTTTTACCTTTTCATAAAAAGACAGGCTTTGGCTAGCTACTTATTGTGCTGCACGCTCAGTTCTTTTATTTTCCTATTTTCAATTATTACTCTTATAATGCCGCCACACCGCATACATTTGATCTCTAAATCTGCTGAATTGGCATGAAAGAGTGTATGTTTCTTACAATGAGGACATTTGACTTTTAACATGCTCCTCATCCCTTTCTATTTCATCTTTTAGCTTTTGCATTTCAGATCTTATTTTTTTCTTAGTTTTTTCTATTTTTCTAACGGTTTTTTTCTTTGGGAGATTTTTTTGTTTTTTAAACTTTTCTATTGTCTCATTTACCTCTTTCTGAAGCTCTCTTGCGATTTGATTTGTATAGAATGCAATATATTCACAGCCACATTCTGGGCAGTAGAAAGAGTTTTTTTCTACATCATCTCTAATTTTGGTTATTTTTACTTTCATCTCAAATTCTCTATTGCATCCTCTGTCACATGTTACTAACATTTATCCTCCTTTCTCCAGTTATAGCCAGTCAGGTACTTCCTTTACCCTTCTGTATTCCTTCCCATGAATTACCCTAACGTTTGGATCATCCTCTGGCTTAAACTGAATAAATGCAAGTAGGTTGCATATATCTGTTTCATCAATATCGAATAAGGACCATTTTAGGTTTTTAGCAATAGTCCTCTTTAGATTTAAAATTGTTGCTCTATAACCAGCGGGAGAGTCATCTTCAATCTCTCCCGCGGTTAGTTTTTTTTCATTTCCCCACTGATGTTTGAGCAAAGAGCAGTAAATACCTTCATAAGCTCATCATTTTCTACATTTTCATTAAGTTCATCATAGGTGAATTGTCCTTTGAAAACAGCTACGATTACACCTCTTAAATCTTTATAAAATTCTCTAACTTCACTAATTTTCACATCACTCTTCTGTAGATTTTCTGCTCTTTCAGCGATATCAAAAATATTATCCATCATGCCGGTTTTCAGATTGCTAACAGTAAATGTTTTTGTTACTTTCCCTTTATCATCTGTAAACCTTAGAAATACTGGTTTCATTTTATTACCCTCCTGTAAAAAATAATAAGGCAGGTTTCCCCGCCCTAAGCTGCTGTTATAAATTTAATTATTATGTTGCTTAAAGATTGTCCATACACATCTTTAACATTTGCTATGATTACTACATATTCTGTATCTGCAGTTAAATTACTTGTTGGATTTATTGTAATTATTTTACCTGTAGGATTTAGGCTTAATTCTACTGCTACAACGTCAAGTGTTGCTTTATTAATCATAGTTATATTGTAACTGCTTATTTTGTTATTGAATGTCAGTGCTGGACTTATATCAATAGCTACTTCTGTCTCTTCATCTGCTGGATTACTATTAGATAATTCTAGTGCATTTGGGGCTTCTGTGGTATCTGGCGTTTGCACTTGTAGATACCACCCTGCAGGATTAAAGGCTGGATCCGTTGTATCGGCAAATATTCTTTTGAGTGGCTTCATTTCTCCATCAATTTGCCATTGCTTTGTGGTAGTAACAGCTGTAAAAGTCATTTGATAGGTTTTTACATCTATATTACTTGTCTTTGTAGTTGCTTCCTCTGTCCCACCGCTGAATGTACCTTTTAGATATTGATAATACCTATATCCGCTTTTCCCCTTATTGAATCTAAAGGATATTGCAACATCGGGTGGGTTAGGCTGCCCGTCATCATATACTCTGCCACTTATAGGATCATATTTCTTTCCAAGATATTTAGCCGCTTTTTCTGCAGGTATCCCAGCTATAGTCAAAGTTAAGGTGGTGACACCTTCGCCTATATATGTATTTGCTGGTACATTATCGTAGTACGTTGGAGTACTGTTTATCTCAGGTGCCCCTGCGATTTCAGCACTTGGAGCAAGATACTCCGGTGTTTCAGCTAAATAATTTTCAAAAGAATCTTCTAAAACTATTGCAGCATGCAGATTATCTACACCTACAAATTCTCCATACTTGTTATCCATTTTATTTCCTCCTCTTAAAGTGCATAAATTTTCATTTCTGCATCTAAAGTCTTACCCATTTCCTCTATAGCTTTCTTTTTCATCTTATTCACAGCAGGTCTTACGAAAGGTCGTTTTTTAAGCTGACTGGTTCCACTTTCCATAGCTCTAGCTTTTAATGCATTGGGAACTCCTTTACTATCATAGCCTTCAAATCCTATTTTCGTATTTGTATTTCCTAGTCTATCTACATCTGGTGGAGCTATCCCAAATGAGTCAATTAAGTCGCCGGATGATTTTTTATAATTCTTTTTGACAATTCTCTGGCCTTTTCCTACATAGCCTGGATCCCTTATATTAGCTTCAAGGTTTTTTCTAATCTCATCAGCTATAGGCCTTGCCCCTGCCATTACAACCTTCTTTGCAATTTCTGTAGAATCTTTACCTAATCTAGAAAGTTTTTTAGCATACTCTTCACCTGCATTAATTTTCATCTTCGCCATCAAACCATCTCCCATACCCATTCATAATGGATATATCCTGTATTTTCTTCATGCTGGATTGAATTTAATCTCCATGCAATATCGACAGAATTAAGCTTTTCTTGTATCTGCTTGAATACAGGATCAAATTCTGTTTTGGTATAATAATCAATCGTTCCTTGAATCACCTGAGTTGTCATACGATTATCAGCGTAACCGGAATCCCCTTGACCATCTTCTGCCCATACAATGTAATTGCCTTTTTCTTTATGAGCTTCAAAATGATATGCTGGTACTCCTATTGTCAATAATAAATCTCTTAATTCAACTAATGTCATAGGCAGCCTCCAATCTTTCAAGGGATAAATCCATGGATGGTGGATGCACATCAGGAGGATATTGTACCTGCTTAATTTTATATTGCTGTCCATCAATAGGAATAGCTATATCTTGTGTGGATATCTCTCTTCTCTGGGGAGTTCTAATTATTAAATCAATTTGCGCCTGAGATTGTTTTGCTGTCCAAAATCTCCCCATGCCTACAGTTCTCTCTTCGTACCTTAGAGAATCTGCTTTTAGTGTTAGGTCCTCTTTAGGCTTATTACCAATCTCAGCTATATTACCTACAGAATATATGTTTACTATTCCATCATTAAAGGTCTGTGTTTTCTGCTTCCTCATAGGCTTTCACCTCCAGTGCAATTTGAAGTGTCAGCAATTCATGTAAGTAATTCTTTTGAAATTCTTCTAAATCATTTGAACGGGCATATCTGCAATAATCAAAAAGTAATTCTCTTGGTTTATCTTCAATGCTATAATCCATTTCAGATCCTGCAATTCTATCAATATACTTTATACCACGGGCAATAATGCCGGAGAGTTTTTCGTCTCCGGCAGAATCTTCCCATGTTATATCAAGGTAATTGCGGACAGCCTCTAATAAGCCCTCAGGTAGTACCATATCCCCTCATCCTCTCTACTTCTTAGTTGTTGTTTTTTGCCTTTATCTCTTCTTCTGGATTTTTTTCTGACTCCTTACTTACTTTAGGATCTGTTTCTTCTCTAATTTCTTCTATAAAACCCCCTAAAGAGGTAGAGTTTATTTCCTCATACCTCTCCTCTGATATTGTGATTTCTTCCCCTGCTCTATGAAGCTTCTTTGTATTTTTATCTCTAAAGTTTCTTGTTACCTTAGCTTTCATCATGTACCCTCCCTAAAATTCTTCTTATATCTCAGGCTCCCCTCCTGGAAAATCTTCTGCATTTACTACAAATACTTGATGTGCAGCTGGCTTCAGTCCTGAAATATCTGCATAAACAAAGGCAGTATTGTCCAGAGGTTCCCCATGTCCATAAAGCTTCACGAGATATACTCTTTCATCCTCTAGGAAACGATACTCATCGGAGTATTCGATTTTACCGCTCTTTGCAGTTCCAATACCCATGAAATATCTTTTTGCTAATCCAATAATAGCTTTCCCTTGATCTATTTGAGTTGATTGAATTACATCCGTAGGAAATGGCAGCACATTATTTACATATGTACCATCAGCTGCTCTTATTGTTGTAGCCGGCATAACCTTTTGTAGATAATCGACCGGATTTACAATCATAATAACTCTTCTTACTACTCTTGATTTCTCATTAGGTCCAACCGCCATTCCTGAAAGCAATTGTCCGTAGGACACTGGATCTAAGCTATTTACCTCAACAGTTTCTTTTAATGGGTACACTCCATCTGTAACGGTTACACCTTCTCCAACTTGACGATTCATTCCTATAGGCATGTTTTTACCAGTACCGTTGATGATCCCTTCCTCTAAGCCATTTGCTATTGCCTCTCCTAAAATGATTCTTACATATCTGTCTAACCATGCAGGCCCTAAATCTAGCATAGATTTAGATACTGGTAGAAATGCAGATAGCTTGTGTAGCCCCATATTCATTTTCTTAAATCCTGAGGTTAACTCTTTCACGATCTCTGATGTAAGGGTGCTCCATGTAGCCAATTCAGTTCCATTTGTATTTACCAGGTATTCGATTAATCCACTTGTATTTTGGAAACTAATTGCATCTAAGAGTGGATGGTTTTCTGTCAAATCTTCAAACACGGCATCGATAACAGTCTTTGGCATTACTACATCAATATCTGAAAGAGCTTGCTGAGGATTACTAGTTTTCATCGCCTCAATAACTCTCTGGAAATAGTTATTTTCCTCTGATGTCAGCTGCCTTACTCCTCTACCAGCAAGAACATTTTGATCTACTGTTTGAACCATTCCTTTGGCCTCTTCCATCACGGCTTCCTGAATAGTTTCTGTGAACTCTGTGAAGGCTTGGGCAAAGGATTCTTCGTCTCCATCTTTGATAGCTTGATTTAACTTATTCATGATTTCTGCTTTCTTGGCTTGAATTAAATCTAGATTTCTCATTCCAGCAAATAATTGTAAATTAATTTTTTTCATTCTAGGCATTTTTTTCTCTCCTTTTTTTACATGAAAATTAGCGGAACAATGCCGCCATTAGGTTTTTAGGTTTATTTTGTTTTGGTGGTTCTGGATCTTTAGGTAGTACTTTTTGAACCGGTTTTTTCCCCAACTCTCTAAATTGAGCTACAATAGCCTTGTTATAATTTAGTTGTTGCTCTAATGTTTTATTCATTTGCTGAAGCATCTGCTTAGCTTCTGTCAAATCAGCTTCTTTTTCTAATAACTCATCTGCAAAACCATACTCAATACACTGTTGTGCCGTTAACCATGTCTCTGCCTCTAACAGTTCAATTAATTTTCCTTCTTCCATTTTGCCGTTAGACTTTTCTAAATAGGCTTGCCTATTCCCTTCCATGATTACGTCCAAGTCATCAGCAGCTTTTCTTAATTGTCTTGCATTGCCTACTGCTACATTCATGGCATCGTGTATCATCATCATAGTATTTTTAGGCATGATTACCCTATCTCCAGCCATAGCTATTACAGAAGCCACAGAGCAGGCGAACCCATCTATATATACAACCTTCTCTGCTGGATGCCTTCTTAGCTGACTATATATAGCTGTACCTTCAAATACACTACCTCCATAGCTGTTGATATAGATATTGATTTGTTTTGCATCAGGGTATTTGGCAAGTTCATTTCTAAAATGATTTGCTGAGGTTTCGCTTTCAACTCTTTCCCATTCCCACCAGTCAAAATAATCTCCTTTAACATCCCCGTAGATATACATATCTAGAGTATTGGGTTGTGCTGCTTGTTTAAGTTCCCAAATTCTTTTAGGAGTGCCCGCTGGTGGATTATCAGCAAATAGTTGTAGATTGATTACGAAATCTTTTCCCACTCTATTTCACCTCCTCCTATTAAATTTCCTAGCTCAAATGATGATTCTGAAATTAGTCTCATAGCCTTTTTTACTGTTTGATCCTTCATCGCTGCAACTATTAGCATTCCAGCTGCTGTATCAAGTTTGCTGATAATCGTATCTATTTTCTTATCCACCCTCACCACCTCCTTCAAGTGCTTTAAGTAATTCCTCTACACTAGAATAATTCTTTGTCATAAAGTGCTGCCATGCCCATGGTTCATTAATTGGTTCATCTCCTACTGCAATTCTTATGTCATTGATGCAGAAAGCTCCTGATGATATAAGTTTATCGATTGAAGTTGCTACTGATAGTAAGTCTATGTGCTTGATTGTCTTGGTGTCTATTTTTAGGAACGTTCCTTGCCTAAAGCCTTCATAGCCAGAGCGTTTTCTATTTATTTCTTCATGGAGCATATCGGTTAATGGATCTATGCAGAAGGTGAGATAGTTGTTGACAGCTTTTTCTGTATCAGCAAGATCTCCTCTAAGTAAAGCTGGAGGAATACAAAAAGCCCTGGCTGTGAAATCATAGATATCATCAATCATGGCTTTTATATCCCTGGTACCCTCTTGAGAATATGTTTTTGACCCTATATCTGTATATGAGTAACCATCGAAAAGTGGTAATACAGCACTATCTGCTTCAAAGAATGTTTTAAACCTCTCATTCATTAATTTTTCAAAGGTTTCCTTGAAATTGGTTTTCCCTTGTGCTACTGCATTGACATCTAATATCCCTTTGTTTCCTCTAGATTTTTGGTAACTTTTCTGGCTATAGGTTATTAGCTTTCCATAACTCTCGTACATGGCATTAATGAGCTTTCGAATGTCTTTGTTATTGAGTTTAAAATATAATACATCACTCATAAGAAATGTTTTATTAAATGTAAAATCTCCTACTGTTACCTGGGTAAATTGATTATCAAATAATGCATATTCTTTTTTAGAAAACGAATCAGCTACAAGCAGCTGTCCTCTATTTTCAATAATCAGACACTCGTTGTTTTCATAGAGCTTACTTATCCATTTATGAATAAATTGACTTGAATTTTCATTCCGATTAGGCTCAACATTCCAAAGATAATATTCTTTACCTTTTTCTTCTTTTTTACGAAGATATGTCTTAAATTCACATTTACTTATTGAATTTGCTATAAGATTTACTGCAGTATAAAATGCAAGATTCCTTACATAAAGCTCCGCAGCTAGATTAAAAAAATCTGATTCATCTATGGAAAAGTCAAGGATTTCTCCACTACTTAATTTTGATTTTATCCATGTAAGCAATCCCAAGTTTTCACCTCCCTCCAGCTTAGTATGTATATACATCTACATCTGGGGTTTCTGCAGAACCTCCATCACCTAGTAGGTCCTCTATTACCATTGAATGAACTAAGGCCATGAAAGGATCTGTTTTCCTGCTCTTAGCCTCTATTTTCCCGTAATAAAAGTTCCCGGTATCGGTTCCTTGTTTTTTTCCTGATGCTAGTACCTTTGTATTATTTGTGGCCCATCTAAGGGGCGGTTCATTTCCCCATACAAAATATTGTTTTAAAAAACATCTTTCTATCACTGGTTGTGTTCGCATTATATCCGAAGGCCTAACAAGCTTAACGTTTTTATATTCTGCTGCATCAAAACCAATTTTTTTAAGAGAATTTGAAACAATAGCATACTTATGGTTGTCTAATGCTATGCCAACTATATTGTATTTTGCAGCCTGCTCCTCTATATATTCTGCTAATAGATCAGGATGGATTTCCACATCATCGACTAATGTTAATCTCCCTTCATCAGCCCATTGTCTCCAGGGCACCTTCAATCTTTTTAAGTCTGCAGATTGTAAGCATAGCCATGAATGACTTATATCATATCTTATATCTCCTTCTCTAAAATGGAGATTCACAGAAGCAAGGTCGTTTATCTTAGCATAATCTAATCCAACGGTACAGGATCTTCCTTTCAAATCAGGAATTTTTTTATTTGTAGCAGCTATGTTTTCCCATTCTGTTACAGCAACTTCTTTGTTTGATTTTGGCCAATTCATTCTTTTTGTGTAGAATTCTTGCTCTACACTTGGTTTATATTTCATTGTGACAAATTCTTTATCCATTTCTTTCTGCAGAACAGGGAAAAATCTTAATGATGGATTGGCTTTATGCCACATTTTCGGATCGATGGCCTCTTCTTCTTTATCAATTTTATAGATTAAAGGTACCAACCCTATATCTTTTATTATCCCTTTTAACACATCTGCCGCTATTGATAATTCATCATCCAGTACACCTTCTCTAATATGTCCATTTGTTGAAATTTTAAAGGTTCTAGAATGTTTTCTTTTCCCAAATCCACTTGTAAACACATTGATAATTGCATAGTCTTCATATTCGTGGATTTCATCAAATATTAAACAAGCAGTTCTTTTTCCATCCTTGGTCCTTGCATTTGATGTGTTAAATTTAATATAAGACTTTGTTTTTAGGTTTTTAATGATTTCTTTAGTCTTATAAAAAAATTTCTTAGATTTCTGCCAAGTTCTCTCCAGCATTTCATAAATGTCATTGAAGGATGTCTCTGCCTGATCTTCGCTGTTGGCCACGATGTCAACATTGTAACCCTTAACTCCATGATAATGAGTAGTAATGTACCATGCTATAGCAGATATAAATCCATTCTTTCCATTTCCTCTACCCATCACTATTAGAAATTCATCGAATACAACAGTATCATTTGATTTGTTGTAGCAATGAATTAAGGCAATAATAAAAAGCTCCCAGTCCAGCAGCTCCATTTCAAAATATCGTTCTATTAGTTCTACAGCCTTTTCAATTTTGGCAGTGTCTATAAATACATCTGAGTTATTTAGCTTGTATTCAATATAATCCATTGCCAACTTTAGTTCTTTTGATGAGGGTATAAGTCCATTTCTTATGGCATCCATGTAGGAATCTATGTAGGGATGATAGTTACATTTCCTCATCATCCTCACCGCCTGTTTGTGCAGGCTTAATGCCTAGCTCTGATAAAAGTTTTAGCATCTGTGCATTAACTTTGATACGTTGTTCAATGCTGTCATTTTTCTTTACTCCAGATTGTCCTCCACCGTTGTTGTATTTTATATTTACTCCACGTTGCTGGATATCATCCACTAGCAAACATTTTGTAACCCACATATCCATGTAGTCATTTACTAGATCGGTGTAGTATTTTCCGACTGTGCCAGTACGCTCTAGCTGATCAAGTAAATCTTGCTTAATTTCAGCGTATGAACTAGAGTTTAAATATTTTTTTGTTTTTGCATTAGCCGCCATACCCCCACCCCCCGTCATGTGAGATTTTGAAAAATTTCTTTTGTCTACCCCCAGCCGAGTCAAGAAGGTCTGAATTAAAATGCGATCTTTTTTGACCGGGGGTATTATTTTAATGCATCAAGTTTGACCATCAGTAACATAAACCGTCCAAGAGCATTTTCTATTTCTTCTGTGTTTCCATTTTCGATTGCTTTCGCTACTAAATCACTTGTATCTCTTAATTTCTTAAAGAATTCTATTTGTTCCATTTTCTTACCACCTCTCTTCTGTTAATAGCTTCTTTTTCTTCCTCTGCCTATGATCATGTTCTTCTTCATGGCAATTGTGACAAAGCGGAATAAGATTTTTATATTCTTTGCCCTGGAATATATATGTTTTACTAAGTGCCAATCTTGGATGTTTCTTCACGTATTGCACGTGATGGACATGCGTTGCTTTTTTATAAAATCCTCTTTCCTTACACTTTTGGCATTCATATTTATGATCCTTTAATATTTCTTCTCTAAGATTTAACCAATAGCTCGATGTATAAAATGCATGTAGATTATTTGTGTTGATTAAGTTTTGAATTCATTGCCCTACTTCAATTGCATTTTGTGTGTTTATTTTTATTTCTCCCACCTCTTTTATTTGATTTTCCCATCCCGCTTTTTGTATGAATTATGTGTCATACAGTCTTTAGTTCCTTCGAATTTTTTCTCTATAAAAATGTCTATGTCCTCACACCCATTAATTTCACAACAGTCAGAACAGAACACTTGGGATATGCATACTATTTTCCTATTATGAAATTTAGCTTTAACTTTATACTTTTCTATTCTGATCACCTCCAAAATTTAAAATATAAAATAAAAATAAAAACCCCATTCAACTGAACAGGGTTTTCTAATAAAGGGGGACGGGTTATATCTTTCCTTAATACCATATTAACACATGTAAAACGGACATATCGGGACAACTTTAGTTTTTGCCTAAAAATCTTTCTACTCTTTTTCGTAGGCTTTCAGCTTTATTGCCCCCACCTATGTATGCTGCTACTTGCTCCCAACTCAATCCTTTTACATATTTAAGTATCAATATCTGTCTAGTAAGACTATCCTCTACCCCTTCTATAAATTCATTTATCTCCTCAAGCAATATTTCCAATTCCGTTAGTCTTTGCCGCAACTTTTTCTCATACTTTTTTCGTTTACGGTTATAGTATTTTTTATCTATCCCGTGTATAGTTATCTCGTGAAGTATGTATGGATGACCTAACGTTGAACCCTTCACTTTGTCAGAAGTCATTTGAGGCTCCATACTAGCTATTTGTTTTTTTAGCATTTCTATTTCGCTATGTAATCCTTTTATCTGTTGAAGTTTTTTCTTCGTCATTGCTACACCCCCATTATGCCCCATTGCCTATCCTTAGCTCTTTTACATGATATTCCTCTATTATGTATCCATTTACTTGTACAAAACATCTAGCTCCCACGTTTGTATAGTACTTAACCTTCTTTCCTGTTTTTCTAACTCTTATATATTTTATACACTTGCTGCAGTAGGATCTATTTCCAATGATGATTAGCCCTGTAGTACTTCTGAACGACCTTTTACAGCAAGAACACTTTAGTATACTCACTGGATCACCTTCTTAACTTATCATCTTTTTTATCTCTTCTAGTTCCTGAATAATAGCTCCTAAGGTGTCTTTGCATATCAGTGCGTTATGAAATCCTTCCTCTATGATGATGCCATTTTTCTTGATGCTGTAGTGGGTTCCTGTGAGCTTTCCTATGAATATCTTCTGTAAGACTGTATCCTTTTCTTCTTTTTCTTCTTGGTTTTGTTCCTCTGCTATTTTTTGTGCCTCTTGTTTTTTAATATCCTCTACCTCTACGTTTTTCTCACTTTCAGCCTTGTCTTGACTCTCTCTATATTTGCCAATGTAATTTTGAGCGGTTGACCAGGATACACCTGTTTCCTTCATTATTTGTCTTGCTGTCATATCTGTGTTTTGTGCCAGTTCTTTTACCTTCTCATAAACCTCTGGATCCTTCTTTACCCTTGCCACTTCATCCTCCCCTTTCTTGATTAGTTTTGCTTGTCCGTTCAATAACTTGTATTTTTCAATTGTTACAGGGTAACCTTTGCTCTTTTCTCTCATAGTTATATAACTTTCATATTCCTGCAGTATAATACAGTCCAGCGTCTGTTTGCCTTCCTGCAGCTGATACTCTTGTCCCTCTCGATAAGTTTCATCCTTACCCTGTAACCATTGGATGCAATCTGCTACATTCTTATATTCCTTTGTCCGAAGCTTGGCAGCACTATTGTCTATAGCAATATACATACCTTTAACACCATCAAATGTGAAAAACTTCCCCTGAGGTTGTCTGCTTTTTATAATTTCTTCCACATGGTTTTCTTTTATTTCCTTGATCTCCATAGCTCCCTGCCTTCTTTATTTAAAAATAGTTTCTACTTTCATCTTTAACTCCTTATAATGCTTTGCTTCTATGCGTGATATATATGATTGAGATAAATTAAATCTTTTGGCTATCTCTACTTGACTCATTCCGCTTTGCCTAAGCTTTATAATCTCTTGATGTTTTTTATTTTTCTTTAAAATTAGTTTATCTGATACCTCTATGATTGTTTCTAGTAGAACCTTTTCCATGTAGTCTTCCTCTAAGTTCATATCACTGGGTATAATGTCATGAGTTGCTGTGCTGCTACCATCTTGAGGATTGATGATCTTTTTGTCTAAATAAACTTGAATTCTACCATAATCTTTGTCTTTTCTGAAATACATGAATACTTCATTGGTCATGCATCTAATGGCATAAGTATTAAATTTTGCTTTTTTATCTGGATCAAAGGTTTCTACTGCTTTAGTTAAACCGATACAAGCTACTTGAAATACATCATCATCATCTTTTTTATACTTGTTTCCCACATATGAAGCTAACCTAAGATTATGTTTAATCAGCCTGGCTTTTATGGATGTACTTCTTGTTTCTCTATACTCCCGGAATAATCTTAAAAGTTCACTTTCTTCTAATACTTGAGGATACTTTATCGATAACATTTCCCTATCCCCCCTTTTTTTCTGTTGTTTCAATTAATCACTAAGCTTCAAGCTTATACTTTATGGCCTGTGCCCGTTCAATGTTAATTTTGCCTTTTGATGAGACTGAGATTTTAGCCTTGGTTACACTGTTAATTTCTATGGTACATCCTCTAATAAATTGATTAGATATTAACTCAACAACTCTATTCATCAGATTGTGAATTTCTTCTTTTGGAATAGGACTAAGGCCCATTTCTGTTGCATTTTCTCCGAAGAGCTGCACGATCCTCTGTTTTGCCCTTTCTATTTCAAGTTCTTTATCTGCTTCCATCTTTGCTTGTGGGCATTTGCAGAATTTAGTTGCCATTTTATTTTTTTCTTCTGGTGTAGCCTCTTTGGGGTAATCTAACATAATTCCTTCACCGCAATAATAACAGTGTCCGAAATCGTTCATTGTTAGGACCTCTCTTTCTTTAATAATTTTAAAGATGCTATTTCACGTAAATCTTGAAATACGTCACTAAATAGCTTCTCTTAGTCCTTCCTCGCATAACTCTTGTAGGTTAGCTCTTACTAAAGCTTTTACCAATGGTGGCGGTACTGCATTTCCGCATCTTGCTACTTGATGTGTTTTAGGATAGCTTTTACCTGTATAATCATGATCTATTATGTAGTCCTTAGGGAATCCTTGAGCTGCAAATAGTTCATGAGGTTGTAACATTCTCATCCCAATGTCTACTATTTGGTAATCTTCACCTTTTATAGTTACAAGACCAAACCTGTCTTTTGTAGTTATAGTGTGAAGTGGTTCATTTAATTTCTGTCCTATATCTGCTCCATAGTATTTTAGTAAAAACGCTGTAACTAAGTTTGATTTATCAACTGTTGTTACTGTTCCTAATGGATCATCTAATTTATGACCTATGGAACTTTTGAATTGTCTTGCAATAAAAGCTGTAACTAAACCAAACCTATTAGATGTATCCAGCGTGTGTAATGGATTGTCTAAGCTTAATCCTCTGACTTCTCCTGGTTGAGTTTCAGAATGATAGCTTGTTAGAAATGGAGTTACAAGCAAATGTTCAGCTTTAGTTGTTATAGTTGTAAGTGGCTGATCTAATGCATACTGTAATCCGTCACCAGCGAAGCCTGTTTGTCCGATTCTTACTATAAATGGATTAGGATTGTCTATTACAAACTTTTGAAATCCTTTTGCTATTCTTTTAAGTGTGTTCTCTGCTAGTGGTTTCTTTCTGGTGAATATACTAGGACATGGAATACTCCAATCAATTATTTCTGCTGCTGTTCTCCATGGTTTCGATAGTCCACATCTAACTTCAATCTGTTCTGGATCTCCATGCGTAGGCTCTGGCCATGTTATTGGTTTTCCATCACACCTTGCAATCATAAAGAATCTTTTTCTGGTAGTTGGTGCTCCATAGTCACAAGCTTTTAACTCTCTAAATTCTACTTTGTAACCTTGTTTTTCTAATGCTTTTATAAAGAGCTCAAATGTCTCACCTTTCTTATTAGGGTCCGGATATAAATTTCCATCCTTATCTTCTTTCAAAGGTCCCCAAGTTTTAAACTCTTCTACATTTTCAAGCATTATCACTCGTGGTTTAACTAACTTCGCCCATTTTACAGCTACCCATGCAAGACCTCGTATATTTTTATTTACTGGCTTACTTCCTTTAGCCTTTGAAAAATGCTTACAATCAGGAGAAAACCACGCTAATGCAACTTTATTACCTCCTACTGCTTTTACCGGATCTACTTCCCAAACTGATTCGCAATAATGCTTTGTTGCTGGATGGTTAGTTTTATGCATCAGTATGGCTGCTGGATCATGATTTATTGCTATATCTACCGATCGACCTACAGCTAACTCAATTCCTGTACTAGCACCTCCTCCGCCTGCGAAATTATCTATAATTAATTCTTTCAAAGTTCTCCCTCCAATCTCCGCAACCAATGTTGCGTATAATATAAAAAATGCGACACTAAACTATCCCATAAAACTTCTTGATTTCATCAAAATCTTTTCTATCTTGCAAATCTTCAATATGACATAAATACTCGTGTTCCTCTCTGTTGTCATCATCCATATCATACTTAATTCTTGAAAATTCTCCTGTTTCTGCATCATATATTGGCAATGTATAAGCATCATAGGCTGGATAAGGCAGATAAACAACATTCCCATCAATGATATAACTCTCGCATTTCAATAACCCCGTAATAGGACACTCCAATGGTGCTTCTTCTATGAGTTTTTTAACATCTAACATTCTAAGCCCCTCCCTTCTTGAAATGTGACTAACCAAGTCTTTTAATTTCCACATTTTCAAGGCTCACAAAATCCTCATATCCTCCAAATATATTAGATTTAGCTGAAGCACAATAGACCCTGTTTTCCTTTATAACTGCTCTTCCCGTTACTATTTCACCCTTAGAAAATACAGTGACTGCTTTTCCCCAATTATCTGATTTTTGAGATTTTTTAAAGGTTATCTCTACTTCTTCATCCATCTTTCTGCAATCTTGATTCTCTTTACAGAGATCACACGCTCCGCAACCTTTAAACTCGCCTATAATTAATTTATCCAATTAAAATTCTCCTTTCTTGTTGCATGTTCTAAAAACTACGACTCATTGTGAGGGCCTATAATAACCATCTTTTCATTATCTGGAACTCCATCTCTATCAACACATGGAAATAAATCATATCCCTCCCATTCAAATACAATTCCTGTTATCGCTACTTTTGAAGTACCCGCTATAAAATCAGGATGATTAACAACCCTTCTAATAACCGTTTTTTCCTTGACTTTAAATCTTCTAACAGAACCATCATCAAGTTTCAATTCTGTCTCGTGACCTACACATATTTCTAATCCATTAGCATCTACTAAACCTGTACCTTTCACGTGTATTCCCCCTTATCTAGAAACTACGTCGCTTCTTTCATCCTCAGTTTATAATTTTTTATCCTTGCATATGTGGCTTGATCCGACAGGCCATACATCGCACCAATATCTTTATAAGTGACTTTTAACCCTCTTAACTTGATCATTTTTTTAATGTCCTCGTCCGTGATGTCTTTTCTTACAATGCAAAATTTCTCTTTATCTTGTAAAACACTTCGTTGTTTAGTTCTTCTGTAAAAAGGATCATCCAATGCCTTATCCAAAATCTTAAACGCAGCTTCTGGATTATCTATCCCGAACCTAAGAGCTATTAATAGAGCTGCATAATTCTCTAAAAGATCACTGTCTAACATATATCCTCTATCCTCCCTAATCTTCGTGAATCTGTAACATTTTTCTAAAGTTCCAGCCTCTTCTTGAAAGCTTTGTTAAATGTTGATCTACTACCTGTTTTAAAATTTGCGGATGTTTTTCCATTACTTTTTCAATGATGCCAATACATACTTGCATAACATCTAATGCTTCTCCCATTGCATCCGCCGCCGCTTTTTCTGGAGTTTTTATATTTGTTTCATGCTGTTCAATATAATCTAAAATCTCTACTACAGTAGTTAGTTCTTTTGATTCTTCCTTCAATTTTTCTATATGTATTATCCAATTATCATCTTTTTCGAGAACCGGTAATTTAACATCAAACATGACTTTCCTCCCTGGGCACCATCTGTGCTCTGTAATGAAAAACTATGCTTTATTCAATGCAGCTAAATAATCTAACACGATCCCTTGCCTGGATCTAACCTCTAGCATTTTTTCTACTGGAATATAATTGTATCCATGCTTTCTTTTATTTCTCTGCCATCTATCCCAGTGGTTTATCACAACTTCACCTTTTAT